ACGTGCTCGAGGAGCTCGCGTGCAACTTCCGAGAAGTATGGGATGACGACAAGGTGTTCCGATCGGGGTATAAGCCGTTTGTGCGTACCGCGTTGCTCGAGTGTATGCGCGAGAAGGAAGAAGGGGAGGAGGAAGGTGACGACTGTGTGGAAAATGATGAGGAAAACATTCATTCAAGCTTGGATGAGTGAAAGAAAGGCTACATTTTGCACATTTTTATACAAAGCCTTCTTCAAAAAGTCTTTTTTTGAAAATTTTATAGCGGTGCTATAGTAATTCTTATTTTTCAGTATATCAAAAGGGTAAGCCAATATAAACATGAATGCTGCTTGTGCGAGTACGGTGTGTCCTTTTATGTCTTCACACGACTCCATATTACTCTTTGAGAAGTGGTTCTTCGCACCTTCTTCTATCAAATCTTCAACAATACTCAGTCTTATAACATTTTTCCATACCTTCACTGGTAATCTTTTGCACAGAGACGCCCCAACTTGACACCTTTTGTGATAAAAGACGGCGGGGACCTTGAAAACATTTGCTACCATAATACCAACAACGAACGAAACCATTCCTCCGACTTTTGCTTGATCCAAATGAATCATCGAGTAGTGGCAAGGCACCGATATCATGGCACTGGCGATGCTGGAAGAAACGACACTGTTGACGACTTTCCTCGCAGTGAGAGGCCTCGACAGCAATTTGTTTTGCCTCCAAGTGTCAATAGGGGAAGATAGCATGAATGATCCGATTTTGGCTTTGATGACATTTCTATGCTGGTTCTCTGTTAGTGTAGTTGCCATATGTCTGATAAGGAGAAAAAAAATGCTTTCACTCACGCGGATATCCCATGTATGATTGATAAACAATGTCGAAGGATGTCGATTTCGCATGTTTTATTTCACAATTAATGTTGTGCAATTTGTCTAGAAGATGTACTTTCAATTTTTGTAATGTGACCATTATTGGAATTGCACTGGAACGTGCAGAGTCGGAATAAATCGCAGTCGCACATCCTAATTTGATAACTCCTGGGATGTAAATTGCATGATCTTCCGAAGGCGAATCACGATTGTCTCTTCCAAGAAAATATGTATAATCTGCCAACAGGTCCGAAACACGCATGCACATGTTCTTGTATAATTCTCTTCTTTTTTTTAAGTCATCTATTATACCCTGTTGCTCTTTAATTTCTACGAATGTTGATGAATTGGCGAATTGTTCAAAGCAGTTGACTGTCCATTTTTGGTCCATGGGATCTCTATGTCTGAAATTGAATATCTCGTCCCATCCTCTCGATTTTAATTCTAGCAATTTTTCCTCGTCATTCTTTATTCCCTCATTTAAGGAATATACATATTCGGATTCATTCGAACCTATACCTATGCTGTTATTGAAAGCATTTTCGATATTTTCTGCCCTCTCGATGAAATCGGCTATCTTATTTAAATCACATGTTCTCAATAGTATGTCGCTGATGTTATAATGTAATGTCGTATCTTCGTTCATTAGATTATGGTGGAAAATAAATTGAAGGGATGCCATGCGCGGAAAATATATGTTTCAAACGCGAAACAGACTATTCGAGTTCCTCTCGAAACCCCGGACTATGTTATTACGATCCGTTTTCTGTATGTTGCTCTTGAAACGCAAATTGGTCGAAACGAAATTGTGCAAAGATGTATATGTTCGAAGGTGTTTAAATATAACATTATCAGCTTGTATCGCACCAATTACAGATCGATAATTAAATTTACCTGCCTTGTGGTCGTAAAATATCTGAAGGAACTTTGCCAAAGCACTCCTCCTGATAACGTAAAATCCTGTTGAATAATATCCTCTTCTCCAGGGCACCCAGTTTTCATTAACAATACCGTCATAAGACAATTGCTTTCGACGGCAGTCTAACCTAATATGGTGTAACTGTAAAACTTCCCAGTCAGTAGGGGCAGTCTTCATCACGTCATCCAACTTTTTGAAGGAATCCGCTTTTATTTCCATGTCATCTTCCATAACATAAACATCGTCTTTTGAATTGCTACTCGCCAACTTAATTAAGTCCACGTGACTGGACATGCAGCAAATTTCCTCCTCGGATGATTTATGGGAACTTTCGCCACTGCATATGTATCCGTCCTTTTCCAAGGTACTGGGAGAGAGTGCCTCAAAACGGAAAGCTTTAAAATTTTTATCGATCTTCTGAAACTCGCTTTCCATGAATTCTCTTCGATCTGTATCTTTCTTCAAATTTATCCAAAAAATGGTTTTCATGTTTGTATTCATCTTTAGTATACTCTCTATTTTTTTAAAAAGGTCCCAATCGTATTTGGATTTTATTTTATTCAGATCTATAGGTGGAGGAATGGTTCTGAAAAATTGCCGTTTACTAGCCGTGTTATTACCATGACATATATGAATGCACAAATCGATACCTGCAAATTGATACGCTTTCAATCTGAACATGTCAGTAAAATGTTTCTCTTCCGATACGGCATCCTCGTCACTATAATTCCTTCGCAAACTCCTCCTATGGGCTAATATGTTATTGCAAGTGTAGTTTTTACATTTATGTTTTACGATTGCGAACTTCTGAGAATTGACGTCGTAGAAAACCGTCGACTTAACTCCAATTATATCAACTGGTTGTGATGTTAATATATCAACAGATTTAGTTATTCTATCCCTCATATACAGATCGTCGTCATCCATCCATACGATGATTTCGCCCTTAGCTTTTTCCAGAAGCCAATTTCTTTTTTGTCCAATTGTCATCCTTGGATTTACGTGGACATATTTTACTTCTCGTTCAACATCCTCGAACTCAAATGATCTACGTGGAGAGTCGTCTAATATGATCAGCTCTCGTCTCTTAGCGGGATAGTCTTGATTTCTATATTGGTCGACCAATGTTGCAAACAGATCATGTCTGTCATACGTGGGGCACAAAACCGATACAAACGGCAACATTGAATTAACGGACAAAAAAAATCTAAAAATCTAATCATTCATTACATTTCCGAGTCTGATGAAAATCCACCAGAGTCAGTGCTACCAGCGTCAGTGCTGTGGCGACGATTCATCTGTATCTTATCGAAAGAGATCATGTTGAATCTCTGCAAAACATCATTTGCTTCCTCAACAGATTCCGAATGGGGTGAATCCCTTTTGAAGAGAATTAATTCCGCTTTCGCGAAACTGTTATGAAGTACAGCTTGAGACTCGACATAGCCAAGATATTGCCATTTCTTCCGGACCTTGCCTCTTGTTTTTTTATAATTGTATTCGAACATCTCGTACAACTGCCGCACGTTATCCGATATTTTATCCAATCGTTTTTTGTTCCTGTGCGGGTTGGAAGCATACTTAGGAACCCGAATCACATGATCCGCATATAGGCGAGGAATACGTTTCACCAACTCAATGTGCTCCGGGAAATGCAAGTCTTTAATACCCTCCATGAACTTATCATGACCTGATTTCTTAAAATCGTCCCAGCCATCACGGTTCAAGTTATATAATCTGTCTTCTGTCAAAAGGAACCTTTCTGAATTTTCAATCAAACAGAAAAGTCCTCTTTTGTCCCACGAAGTTTTAGAGGTGTTGAGCTTGAAACCTGCCGGAACTTTAACAAAGGGATCGGTTCCATCTCCCATGGTGCCATTGGTCCAATTCCAATGAATTCCTAATAGAGTTTGGAAGGGTGAAAATACTACAGTGAACTGACGGTCACCGAGTCTCGCATTCACGTCTGTATACCTGTCCTTGCAGTAGTCGAATAATTTGTCAAGTTCAAAATCTCGAGGGACGTGTGCACAAATGTGTGTACCCAGTTTGTTTTCTTCCTCAACATTCGATATGACCTGGATCAACAGACGATTGTTATCTTCATCGGGCCGTGACTTTTTACACGCTCCCAACACGAGTCGACGTTGGTGTAGGCTTCGACCGCCTTCGATCTTGATATGTTCGAAGAATTTTGCGAGGTTCTCAGGTATGTCTGCCCTGTGTTGCAAGAGAAATGTGACTGCTCCGCCAACACACTTCATTATGTAATCAATTCCGTCATATCGGACTTGATTCATATCACCACTACCCCTTCCCATACGAGAAAGAAGCGAAGCATACAAACGACACACGACAGTTTTCTTGGCGAAAGACCTTGGAACTCCCCCATATTCTGGCAGTTTCCGAGTGTCATACATGGCTTCCAGCTCCGAACATGTGGCACTAACCCGTTCATAGTTTTCATCTCCAATTTGCTGAAGTAACGCGGCGACGTTCACTTGACGTATGAATCTGAGACATTTGACGACTTGATATTTTGTCACGCCATCCACATCAGTGTAAAAGTCAAGATGTTCATCCATAATCTTTTTCCGCACATCATCAACATAGGGATTATCTTTATCGTCATCGTCATCTGACAGCACATCATCTGGCTCTTCGGGGGCGGACCAGTCGTCATCGTCCGAATCGTTGACGGAAACTTCGTCGTCGTCGCCATCTTCTTCGTCCCCCGGTTCGAACTCCGACTCCGGTTCCGACTCCGGTTCCGACTCCGGTTCCGACTCCGGTTCCTCAGTGTAGCTAACAGGCGGCACTCTCCGTTGCCTGACCCGCCTCTCGTCCTGCCGCCCTTGCTGCATGGAATACGAAATTGTGGCTTGTGAGTTGTGACTGAGTTGTGAGATGCAGCGGAGTGCTGACTTCGAAGATTTCCAGGTTGTGGCTTAGGTTTTTCTGAAATAATTTCATCATAATTTCGTTTTTGCATTGATTCGAATCTTAGGGACGCGCGTCGTAAATTTACTTAAGGATAATAAGGTTTGTATAAGTTACATGGCTGCTACTAGTGTCTGTAATTTTATTTATCCCAAGGAATTCTATTCATACGAAGAATCATGTGGCGCCCCCGACGACAAGATTTCCATGTTAATCAGCCGAATAATCGATGAACATGAATGCTTTTCAACGAGCTATAAATACATTCCAGCCAAGGATCAAAACTTTCAGAGCAAAATGAAATTGTCACACAGAAAAGCGTACAAGAGTAAAATCAAATCGGTTGACGACGACCAAAGACAAATATACGGATTCCTCAATAAGTTGACAGAAAGTAATTTCAATAAACTGATGAAATCAATTATAGAAATTTTAAATTCGAATGAACAAATCATGTTCAAGTTCTCCGAAGAAATGCTGAAATACTCTAATCAATCGGATATGCATATCGACCTCATTGTAAACGTACTTCATAAGTCGCCTATACTTAAATTAAACCGTGACAAATTCTTTGACATATTTCAAATTCACATTGATAAATACAGGGCGGACGTTTCAATTTCCGGACTCGATGAAAAATTCGCTTCATTCGACTATGATGATTATGACGATTTTTGCATGTTCACCCGATTCTCGAAAGAAATATTCAATTCTCTCAAAACAATAGTTAAAATATCCAAAGCAATTACCTTTGATGCCGACATATTGTCAGTCTTTAAGGATCAAATCGATTACATTGACCAATGGTGCCGGATCGATTCCGCCCACAGGAACTTATTCGTATACAACGCGTTAGTACACGTGGAATACATCTTATTGTCGACTGACATAAAAGAACTTGTCAAAAACGATATTCAACAACTTCATTTACTATGCATCGATATTTTGGAAGAATTTAACACTTCAAAAAAAATAGAATTCAAAGTAAAGGATATTATGGATCATTGCAATTTCAAAACTTAGCTTTGTCGCCCCTCGCCTCGCATGCGAAAGTCAACCAATGCGCCATTGGTTCTTACATTTGGGATTCAGGCAGGTAATAAATATAGTAGCGGGCTCGTCTGCTGATCTGATCTGTAGTTCATAGTACGAAGTGTGTCGTTGCTTACATTTTCCACATCTGAACAGATCTGTTGTATTTTGCTGCACTGCACCAGAAGCCGTACTGCGCTTTAGCTTTTCAGATATTGTTTCCTTCCATCGCTCTGGATTCCAGTCGTGTGGTCGATAATTGGCCAGCTCTCTTCCTTGGATCTCTTTATTGTTTAACTTTTCGATGATGTTATGTTTTCCTCGAATATTTATCATTATACTTTTGAACTTATCATTGTATACTCGTCGGAAATCTTCAAGACTATTCCTTTGAACCATACTGTTCGATTCTTCGCAAAAAGATATACACCAGTTGTAAATACCTCTTTCAAGATCCACGATATCTTCGCTATTGGTGATTCCCGATTCATCAGTTAGAAATTTCCTGGCATTATTTCTTATTACCTCTGTCATCTATGTCTACATTTTTATAACATCATCTCTTTAAATACTTATTGTTTGATCACTCTCAATCCATATCGATTCTGGCCAATTCGAAAAAGTCACTTAAAAACTAAAAAAATATAAGTAACTAGTAATGAATATCTCTCCGGAGTTCGTAAATACAGTAAAAAGTCAAGTCAAAGATGCTCTGGCTGACAAGAGTATTGAATTGGAGGCGGTATACACTGGTAAATATGCTGATATTAAAAGATTCAATAATTTGATAAAGTATTATCGCAAAAAAAATGATCAGTTCAAAGAAAGTCGAACAACCACCCTGGACATTTCCCAAAAGGATACAAGAGTCACTATTAAAGGTAATAATGACATAACTGCTTTTTGTAATTCCGGAGTGTTGCCACAAGATGTCGATATCATGAAGAAAAAGCGTATCAAGTCGAAAAATCAAAATCTGCACGACGTGGACGACGTGTTTTCTTTCAAGCTTAACAAGAAGCATGAAGAACACATGGACCGAGAAGAACTTATGGATATTGACAAATCTGATTTTGAAGTGAAGAGAGAATCATATTTCAGACTTAAAAAAAGAATTTCATTTAAAGCGATACATGACCCCTTTCAAATAGATATGACAATCGTCAGAGAATTCGAAGGAAATGTTGATCAAGTAGGTAAAATCGCGAACAAAGACGAGAAACGAGAAATCGAAATAGAACTAATACAGCCTGAATCGGAATCCGAAGTCGAAGTCGAAGTAGGACAGGTGACCAAGGGTCTGATTAATCACATGTATACGGTATTGCGCATCTTACAGAATTCTTCACATGTAGTCGGATCCAAGGCGTCATCAGAAGTAGAAAAAGGATACAAAGCTTTGATCGGACAACTAATGAAAAGCGAAATTAGAGCAGAAACAAAATTGGAGCAGAAACACTTCCTGTCATATAAACCTGTCACGTTGGAACTTTCACATCTTGACGAAAAATGCACCGGAGCCCCTGGAAATATTCGCGAGAATTACGCTGTCACAGAAAAAGCCGACGGTGATCGAATGGCGCTCTTCATATTTGATTCAAAAGTATACTTGGTAAATGACCGTTTTGACGGTTTCAAATACACTGGAATAGATCACGACGATTTGAAACCATTGAACAATTCCCTTATCGATGGAGAGTTCATACGACAAGGAAAGACCGAAAGATTGGACCTCTTTCTGGGGTTTGACATATATTTTCACAAGAATGAAGATGTACGCTCCAAGCAGTTTACCGGGAAAAATAACAGATACGAGTTAGTCAAAAATACAATTGATTCAATAACGAAGTGCGCTCCAAAGTCAGGTTGTTTTGAATTTCGAGCAAAGGATTTCAAAGTTCATAAAGACATTTTCTTTGCAATCAAAGATGTTTTACATTTCGCTACATATAAATGTAGGTATCACACCGACGGTCTGATCTTTCAGCCCACAAATTTAGGCTGTGGGGATATATATGCCGGTGCACAAAACAATCACACACAAGACACACTAGCTCTAACCGACAAACCCCTAAGCACCACTTGGCAAAGAGTTTACAAGTGGAAACCACCGTTCCAAAATACGATCGATTTCATGATATACATTCCTGAGGTATCTCGTAAAGTTGCGACAGAATTGAGATGTGAGCTACGGGTTCATAACAATTACAAAAATAAAAACGTTGTGCTGAAATCAATCCTGGATGTATTAAATTCTGATTCGTCATCGCGACATGATAAGCATGTCGTGTTTGCTGAACAGGTTTTCTCGATCGAAGATCTGGATAAGGTGAAAAGTGGGGAAATTTGGGAATTCAGTTTCAAAAATGATGAAACGAAAAATTGGAAAGATCAGAAAAACGTCACCCGTAAGGGCTCATGGCAAATTCACAAGAGACGTGATGATAAAATGGGCGTTCTTCAAAAGAAAAATAAAGACAAACGTACCCCCATCGACCAATACGAACTTGGTGGCTCGGCAAACGCCGTAAAGACTGCGAACAGTGTATACTCGACAATCATGCATCCAATAACTGAAGACATGATAAAATCTGGCGAAATTCCTTCGGCTGAGATGGATTCGCAGTACTATGTAAATACCATCGATCGAGATAAACTACTAATGCACCATATGAATTCATTCCACAATAAAGTCATCAAAGAACAATTGATCACCGAATTTAGTGATAAAACAAAACATATCGTCGACGTCGCTTGCGGAAGAGGCGGCGATATATTAAAATATAAGAATTACGCTTCAGTTCTTGGTTTTGACATAAGTTTTGAAGGAATATTCAGTGATAATGACTCAGCATGGACACGATATTTAGACTTTAAAGCTAACAACAAAAGAAAGCACACTCGCATGATGTTTCTTCCACAAGACATGGGGAAACAACTTGGGAGTTTCAGTGATCCGTCCGATGAACAGTCTTTAGATGAAAAGAACTTTCAGACGATTTCAAAATACATCATGGGTGATGTGAACGACATCGACGAAAGATTCACCCGACCGAAGATCAAACACGAGTTGGATTTTTTCAAAGATAGAGTAAATGAGAAATTTGACGTTGTTAACTGTCAATTTGCATTACATTACTTCTTTAAAGATGAAGGTACTCTCACAACATTTTGTAAAAATGTCGATAACTTACTCAAAGATGGAGGGCATTTCATCGGGACGTGTTTCGACGGTGTCGAAGTCAATAATAAATTTGAATCCAGCGAAAAAAATAAAAAACGCATCGAGGGGGAAATATCAGGAAATGTAGTATGGAGAATTGATAAAGGATACGATACTTTCGAAAATCAAAAGTGTGGATTGGCAATCGATGTATTTGTAGAAAGTATCGGTCAATCACGACGAGAATACTTGGTCGACATGGAGTACCTTCAACAAAAATTTAAACAGGTAAACCCGGACATTAAACTGATTAAACGATATTCATTCAAAAGCAAATTCGAAGAAAAATTCAGAATTCGAAAGGATGGGGAGGAAGTCACGATGAAAGCACAAGAAGAGGCTTTGAAACAATACAGTGGAATGAACATATGTTTCATCTTCCAAAAAACGAAAACGAAGTAATTTATCTACTGTTCGTAGCCAACGACTTCATGATTGAAGACCCCCTGAATGTCCATTGAATTTGTGCCTGATTCGTGGTAGAAAACGTTCATGTTGTACTTGTCAAAAACATTCGACTGATATTCGTCAATCTTATTATTCAGACCATTTAGTACGTCGTCTCTAATGCCAATTTTTTCACAGTGTTGAGGCAAAACATCCTTCTCGACTTTCTTAACAGGTTTCGTCTGTTTGGTAGGATCAGGTGTGGACTTCTTGGGTTTTTGTTCGGGGAGGGTGTCTTTGGGAGCAGTAGGCTCATTCTTTTTTATTTTGAATTTCTCCTTTAATTCGATCTTAGATATCACAACGTACGAAATAACGGCGACGAGCAACGCTATTGTGATGTCTTTCATCGCGGCGAAACCGAATACTACAACCGAGAGCAATATAAACATATCCATGTTCATCTTGGTTGACACAAACTTGTCTTTGAAAAGAACCAACACTAAGAATACGGATAGAGCAATATGGATCATTCTTGATATATATAAGAAAAAAAGTTAATGTGTATATAAATTAATATATGATTGTGTTCGGTGCAATTCTTACGTTTGTTGTTGTTTACCTCGTCATCATGTCGGTTTTAGTTCCCAGACGAAGGAAACGAAAAGGAAAAGAGTCTCTCCTTATGCTGCCAGAACCTCCGTCATTACGGAAACAAGTCAAGAAAGACATAGAAAACTTATGGATACGTAGTTCAAAAGATTGGTGCGAGTTTTACAGAGCAATAGGTGCGAGTGATAGAAGGCAAGCTTTGAAAATGTATTACCCCTACGAGCCTCAGGACCCGAGGTATAACTTCAAAAATGAATCGGAGTATTTGCGAGCGGATGTCATATTTAATTTTGTGAATTTTGAAGGGAAAGACTGCAAGCGAGGAAGTGGAAAAGTCAAGAAAATCACTTAAAGGATAATTCATTTTTAATATCAATCATTATATGACATTGTACGATGCCTTAAATGACAATACTTTATTGTTGGGAAACGACATTCACCCAAGTTATGATCTCCAACATATCAGCACGGACCTAAATTACTTTGTACATTCAGCCGACGAGTACTTAAATTACCTGGTTACAACAGAGATCATTGAACGATTGAGCAACATCACCCGTAAAGATCTAATCGGAAAGGAGTGTGACAGCATACCATTTTTTTCGCAACAGAATGTCTTGTGTTTGGATGTTTCAGTAATTGCAAAGAAATCAAGACAAGACATAGAATCGTTCATACGTAGAATTGTTAAACGTAAACCCCTCATAGGCGACAAACACATCATATCGATCATAAACTTTCACGAGATATGTACAAAATACCAGATGCATTTCAAGACGCTACTCGAATTAAACAGTGCAAACGCGTGTTTTATATTGACGTCGACGAAAGTTCAGGCGGGGGTCAGCAGCATCTATTCATTGTGTATGCCGTTGAGAACCCCAATTTTGTCTAAAAACGAATCTAAAAACTTGCTGAAAAAGGTATTGAAGATATATAACGGAACCTGTGCACTGGGCGCAAAAATTGATCACGATTTACCTTTGTATGCTCAAATTACTAACTTGAATTCAAATATACATGGTGGAAATTCATACGTCAACGTTTTCAAAAATGAAATATCCGACCTTGTTGATTTCTTGAAGAACTCGAAAAAGAAAACGTTGGAAAAAATCATCTTGCATATTCGAGTCACAGTGAACAAGGTGTTATACTATTCCATACCAGATCATGTTATATGTCAGTATATTGCTAAAAAAGTACGTTCCTTGAAGAAAATAAATAAGAGTGAATCCATATTGAAAATATGCGACGCGGAAAAAAATCTGGTTGATTCCTCTAAGAAAATATTTGTTTATGAACTACTTTTCCTTGATCTGTACGAATTATTGATGAAGGCATACCCGTGATGAAAAAAACGCGCGCTCTATATTGTAATGGGAATTCAAAGATAAACACTTTCCGAAAAATTGACTTTTTTCATTTTGCCAGATGCTTTTCCAGCTCATCCAAATCATGCAAATACAGGTCTTGAATTGTCTTTTTCTTCAATTTTTTGTACTGCGAATCCTTTTCAGTATATTGATTCAGCAGTTCTTCCTTCTTCTCCAGAGTCAAGCTATGAATTGGCAGTTTAATCAGATAATCATAGGCGCCATTTTTCTTCTTAAACCCTAGACTGATAAGTTGTTTTTCGATTGAGTCGTACTTCTCGTTAAGTATCTTCATCTCTCCATCGATCACGCATAGAATGAACTTCATTCGCGAATCTAGATCCTCGATATCGTTTTCTAGATCGGCAAGTTTCTGTTCCTTTCTCTTTGCGTAATACGACATTCTGACTTGGAAGAACTCCTCTAGGATTTCCAATTCGCTGCTGTATTTCTTTATCTTTCCAGTAGAATCGAATGCATGCATATTTGTTTTTGAAACGGGCTTGGTGGTGATCATTTTGAATTCCGAATCAAATTTGACGTTACCTTGATCGTTAGAAGATAGCAGGTCGTCAAGTATCGACTTTGATTGAAATATCAAAATGAACTTCACCTGTGTCTCTGTATAATGCGACTCGAAATCCTTGAGAGACTTCGGGTGCTTCTCGATATAAGTATCCAGGAAATTTTTGTAGTCGCTGGTCCATATGCCGATTGGCAGTTCCGTTATTTCTAACTTGTTTGGGGATATGCGTTTATATGCCCCCTTTGTTTTATCTTGGTCGACAGACCCTGTAAACCCCTTAAAGTAAGGAGTCATTGGTGTAGCTTTTTCATCGTTCAGAAGCCTTTTCAAATTCGCAATAATATCCGCCACATCGTAAGATGGGATTGATGTACTGTATCCTGTGGCAATTCCGGTTGATCCATTTACCAACAGCAGGGGAATGATTGGAATGTAATGTTCTGGTTCAATAGGCGTTCCGTCATCTTCAAGATAAGTTAAAATCTTCATATCATCTTCGGGGAGTAATAGCTTCACGACTGGATTTAATTCGGTGAAGATATAACGCGGTGAGGCGGAATCGCGGCCTCCAAGTAGTCTGGAACCAAACTGGCCTTTTGGCAGTAGCAAATTTAAATTATTGGAGCCAACGAATTCCTGAGCCAATCCAACAATTGCTTCCTGTAAACTGTTTTCTCCGTGGTGATAAGCGCAATTTTCGCTTATGTATCCTGCAAGTTGTGCGACCTTAATTTCAGAGTATAACTTCTTTTTCAAACACCCATAAATAATCTTCCGAATGGACTGTTTGAAACCGTCAAGCACATTTGGAATAGAACGTTGAAGAGCATAAACGCTGTAGTGGATTAGATCCTTGTCAATGAATTCCTCGAATGTAACAATAGAATGCTTCCTACAGTCAATAGTCAAATCTTTCTGGTAGTGACTCATCCATTCTTTCCTGGAATCTGCAAGCTTCTTATCGAATGCCAGGTTCATCTTAGAGTTTGTTTGTTCACCAAATTCATAATTAGCAGTCAGCATAGTCTTAAAATATTCCTTTGCCTCTGCGCTCGTCGACGTACCCAGACCCTTGAAATACTTCGTTTTATATTTTGCCGAGTCCCTTGTATCGTTTTGCCAGTCTTCATATTCGCTTAAGGTGTAGAAATTGTGTTCTGTTTTACCTTTCGTTGCTTTGACAATTGGGGTAAGTATCGAAGTCAGGAACCCCGGCTGCTTCATTAGGCTTGGCCACAAGCTGTGAAACAGATTGAAGACCAACGATTTAATATGTGTGCCATCTACATCCTGGTCTGTCATGAGCACCACCCTTCCGTATCTCAGAGATTCTGTGCTTTCGTATTTCTTACCAGATTCCAGGCCAAGTATTTTCTTGAGAGACGATATCTCTTCATTTTCGTTTATTTTTTTTGCGGCGACGTCTTTCACGTTGAGAACTTTCCCTTTTAATGGGAAAACGCCCCACCTGTCGCGCCCCACCACAGACAGTCCTGCTATTGCCATCGACTTCGCGGAATCGCCCTCGGTGAGAATCAAGCTGCACTCTTTCGATTTACTCGTTCCTGCGAAATTTGCGTCATCTAATTTGGGAATTCGAATAGTTTTTTTGAGCTTCCCGTCGCTTTTTGCAGCGTTCTTAGTATCGTTCGCAGAAGACAAATTGATGGCTTGTTCAGTGATTTTTGTTTTATATAGCTTTTCAATAAACTTTAAATCGGGAATCCACTTCGAACCGAATTTCGACGAGGGTGTTGTCAGAGTGTCCTTTGTCTGAGAATCGAATGTTGCGTCATCAACAGATTTCGCGTTTACAAACACGAATAAGTTGTCCCGAATGTGGACGGGTTTCACGTTTGCCTTGCGCCTCTTGGAAATCAGTTCAGACAGTTTTTTGGTGATACTGCTCGTGACATACTCGACGTGTTTTCCTCCCTTCTGAGTGCAGATACCATTTACGAATGACATGTGTTGGAATCCATTTTCAGAAAACATCGCTCCGACGTTCCATTTTTCGTTCGAGTCGAATACCGGCTTCTCCTCCCCGATGTTGTAAAGGTCAACGTACTTTTCGAAACCTTTGATGCTCAGTAATTCGTTGTTAAGGTACACTTTTATCTTGAGATCCGTAAGAGCACATAAGTCATACACCCGTTTCCTGAACAATTTTGCAATATCACTGGTAAGCCCTTCCAGTCCGAACTTTTCGTAATCTGGAGTAAACGCGATCCTGGTGAACGGGTATTTCGTGAACCTTTCTATTACAGGTTCCGTCTTATCCAGCATGTTGTTGGACCAAGTTTGAGAATATATCTTTTTCTTTCTGGCGTCAACGCTTTCGAGTGAGAATTTTTTTGAGAATATGTTACATGCCTTACTTCCAATTCCATTCTGACCACCAATGTTCAATTTATCGTTGTCGGCGTAATTACTCGAAGTAAGCATATTTCCGAAAATCAATTCCGGGTCATACATCCCGTGTTTTTCGTTGAAATTTATTTCGATACCATCCCCGTCGTTGTATACCGATATCTCCCCGCTATCTTCATCGATGGTGACTTTTATTTCTTTAACCTGCTTTGAAGTGGTATCAGAATGCCTCAAACGCTTTATTTGGTCAAGTGCATTTACGATAATCTCGTCAAATATCTTATACAGTCCAGGAACCCACTTTACATTTTTCTGGTTGATTTGATTTGATTCGGAATTAAAAATCCACAAAGGTTCCGAATCGGGAACGATAGATCCTATGTACATGCCAGGTCGTTTTAACACGTGAGATCTCTGATCGAGCTTCACATATTTGGTCGCCATTTTTCCTATGTTGTCAATGCGATAATTTTTTAAGTGATTTTCAACGCATGCCACATATGTGGTAAAAAATAAGTGTCAATTTGTTTAATTTAAATCCTTGATCTGTTGCATTAAACCACTTATCATAAAGTTGAAAGGGATCAGACCATTAACAATGGAGTATTGCAGGATCACGTCGGAGAACGCCCTTATCGCGCGCATGCCGTCATCCTTATACAGGAAGTATTTTTTAGAATACATAACGTTCGATAATATAGACCCGTGGACAAACATAGATATCAGATAGCAAACGTAATCTTGTCCAAAACTCGCAGCCAGTTTGAAAAGACCTTCGCCTGCTTCATCTCCGAAGCCCCCCATTGCTTGCCCAATCAATACCCCAAGTAACGTTACAACTACTACAGTGAATACAACTTCTATTGCTAGAAACAATAGCAGCATATTAATCAGTTTAGGGGGACTTTCCTGCTTGACGTACACCTTCTCAGCATAAATTTGACTTGTTATGTTTTTGGCGATCAATAATGACGCATAAGACAAACTGACTTTTACAATCTTTAAAATAAACAACAGACCTAAAATGCTTTGATCCTTCATTTTTGGATATATTTGTTATATGTTAAGAAAAGAATTTTTTTCTAATGGAAAAGTAGGAAAAGTCACAATATGATATCTGACGCATTCGTAGGCACCGTACTGATGGCGTTTACCGCATTTTACGTGAAGAATCGCAATTCAGAGGTAGAAACGGTGCTATCTAAATATGACAACAGAGAGTATATTGTTCGTAGTCTTCCAAATAAAGCCCAGGCTGCAAATCTGTTGGGAAAGATGAACAAGCGGCTTCAAATTCTGGTTGATCATATGCAAAATGGCGATTCAAAAGCTAGCGAAGAAGACGTTAACAGGCTTGTAAAAAACTATAATCCCGATAGCATAAGTGAAGGAACCGAGAAATCAAATTACACGTCATACTCGGTCAACAAAGGTGAGAAAATTGTATTTTGCCTAAGGTCAAGGGAGCATAACGAAAATTTGATTGACATAAATACATTGATGTATGTTGCAATCCACGAACTCGGTCACCTGATGACGAAACAGATCGGCCACCCACCTGAATTTTGGAGAAATTTCAAAATACTCCTGAAGGAAGCCGTTCAGATTGGAATTTACGAAAAGATAGATTACTCCAAGGAACCTGTGAAATATTGTGGGATGAAAATTAAATCCAACATTCTGATTTAAATCATTTAAATCATAGCAGCTAGGCTGCCGTTGACTCGATTGCGCCAGTACGAAGCATGAAGTTTTTCAACTTCAATGCCCTTGTACCTTTGATGCGGGTCAAACTTTTAGGTCGCTCCCTCTCTGCAAGACAGCGAAGAATGTTGCGCGCGCCGACGGAATCGCGGTTCTTGAAAGAGACCTGAGAACAAACGGTGGAACTGCACCGCCTCAACCCTCTTACTTCTCGAACCACACATGCACCGTCAGCAACTTGCATCTTTTTTGTCACCTTGCAAAGCAAATTGTCGCAACA